TCTTAACTAACATCTTCCGTTTCTTTACACAGGGTGATATTGACGTTGCTGGTGGTTATGTAAATAACTACTTGCCTCACTTCCCTCAGCCTGAAATCCGTATGATGCTAATGGGCTTTGCTGCCCGTGAAGCATTGCACATCGCTGCATACTCTCACTTGATTGAAACGTTGGGTCTACCTGAAACAACATACAACCAATTCCTTGAGTATCAAGAAATGAAAGACAAGCACGACTACGTTCTTGATATTTCTACTAAGAACGGCAGTACTGCCAGTATTGCAGAACATATTGCTGTGTTCTCTGCTTTCACTGAAGGTATGCAGTTGTTCTCATCATTCATTATGTTATTGAACTTCCCTCGCCACGGAATGATGAAGGGTATGGGTCAAATCGTTACTTGGTCTATCGTTGATGAAACGATGCACGCCGAGAACATGATGCGCTTGTTCAAAGAGTACGTCAAAGAAAACCCAGAGATTTGGAATGATGACCTTAAAGGTAAAATCTATTCAATCGCTGAGAAGATGGTTGAGTTAGAAGACAAGTTCATTGACTTATGTTATCAAAGTGGTGATATGAGAGACTTGTCTGCTGAAGATGTTAAGAAGTATATTCGTTACATCGCAGATCGTCGTCTTATCTCTTTGGGTATGAAGGGTATCTTCAAAGTGAAAAAGAATCCTCTTCCATGGGTTGAGGAAATGATTAACGCACCTGTGCACGGTAACTTCTTTGAGAACCGTGTTACTGATTATGCAAAGGGTGCATTGACTGGAACATGGAGTGATGTATGGGCATGATTGAAGAGTTAAACGAGCGTATTCAAAGTAAGACGCCTTCGTTAATCTATAAGGCTATTCAACCAACATTTACTTGGGAAACTGTTATTGGTTATCTCCAGCACTGCGCTGATAATAATGTTGGCGAACCTGTAGATATCCTTCAGTATAAACTACCACTGGCAGATCAGATTGATTCTATTCGACCAGTTATGGAATACTTGAACGAGAACCTTCAAGCTGAGGTTATTGGTGCTGACTTGTATGCCACAATCACTACCAAGGGTAATTCTAAATATGTTGGTAAAAATGATGTATTGCTTTGGAACGTGTTAGGCACTAGTGAGTTGAAACTAGAAGACGATGAACGTAAAGTTGAGCAGGGTGATTTAATTTATATTCCAGCAAATACTGAGTATACATTTAAACCAAATCAAGCAAGATCGTACGTTGTGTTTAGCGTGCGAGGATAGGAGAAATATGACAACTAAGCATTTCGAATGCGAACAATGTCAGGCACGTGGAAAGATTATCCTAAAATCCGAAGAAAGGATTGAAGATATCGTTTACTGCCCTGTATGTTCGGCAGACATTTACGAAGAAGAAGAACTTGACGACGACGAATAAATAGTTTCTTTTTGAACTGTTTATTCTAATGTGGTTATATAATAACGAAGAAATTACTGAGTTACCCGAAGACTGTGTGGGGTTTGTATATTTAATATCAAACCTCACCAGCGATCGCAAGTATGTGGGAAAGAAACTATCGAAGTTTTCGAAAACAACCTATAAGACCGTCACTCTAAAGAACGGTACTAAAAAGAAGAAAAAGATCAAGTCCAAAGTAGACTCTGATTGGCTTGAGTATTATGGGTCAAGCGTTGAACTAAATAAAGATGTAGAGCTCCTTGGGAAAGACAACTTTCGCAGGGAGATTTTGTTTTTTTGTAAATCAAAAGCTGAATGTTCTTACATAGAGGCTCGAGAACAATTTACGAGAAGGGTATTGGAGACAACGGACTATTACAATGGACAAATTTCTGTCCGAGTTCACGGCTCTCATATATTGAATAAACTATGATGACATATTTACTTTTTGGAACAGCACTGGGTTTATCCGCAGTGGCGGCATACTACTCTATCATGGGATTGGTAGCTATCTTTGCAGCTGCAGCAACTCCAATCTTCATCATGGGTTCTCTACTCGAGGTCTCAAAGTTAGTAGTGGCTTCATGGCTTTACCGCTCATGGAAACACATTCCAAAACTAATGATGGGGTATTTTACCGTTGCCTTAGTAGTCTTAATGATGCTAACGTCGATGGGTATTTTTGGTTATCTATCAAAGGCTCACTTGGACCAAGCAGTTCCCACTGGTGACGTCTCCGCAAAGTTATCTTTGATAGATGAAAAAATTAAAACGGAAAAGGATAATATAGATGCAGCTCGTAAGCAAATTTCTCAATTGGATCAGCAAGTTGACCAAACCATCTCAAGAACAACCGACGCCAATGGAGCAGACAGAGCCGTTGCCATCCGTAGAGGGCAACAAAAAGAGCGAGCCAGACTCCTCTCCGAAATCGGTGAAGCGCAAACCAAGGTCGCCAAGTACAACGAAGAACGTGCCCCAATCGCCAGTGAAGTCCGTAAAGTCGAAGCCGAAGTCGGACCAATCAAGTACATCGCAGCACTCATCTACGACCAAAGCGCCAACGAAGAGATACTCGAAAAAGCCGTAAGAATCGTTATAATGATGATCGTGCTAGTGTTTGACCCACTAGCCGTTCTCTTGCTTATCGCCGCTAATTGGCAGATGAAACAAGATAACAGTGAGCAAGCCGAAGAACCCCTCGAGGAAGAGGAAAGCGCCAAACCAGACGCTTGGGTTGCTGATGTAAAAATACCTGAAGACGATCTATTATTTGAGGAACAGGTAGAAGTTATACCCGAACCCAAACAGGATTGGCAACCAGAACTCTATAAACGAGTAAAGATTAAACCTATTGAAAAAGAACTGGGTCGTTACGAAGCTGAACTTCTCGAACAAGAGAAACAACGTAAAGTCCAAGCCTTTTTAGATAAAGCTGGTTCAATCGAACAAGAAGTAGAAAACTTAAATAAAAAATGAAATATGAATGTAGAGTATGCGGGGCAGGTAATCCGCAGAAACACTACTGTAAAGAGTGTCACAAACCTGTAAATAACTAAATACAATAGAGTGAGTAGTACCTGTCTGATAACTATAATAATAAAAGGACAACAAAATGACCAGAAAGATCGCAACAGCGGTGCTTTTTGTCATGGCTTTATCTTCTAACGCATGGGCAATTGATCCAATCGTTACTGACTCGACTAGTAGAAGCACAACAGATTCTAACAGCAATAGTACAACTACTGTTAAATCACCCCCTCCAACTGCCGTCGCACCAGCGATTACAGTAATCAACTCAGACGTATGCGCCGTTGGTGCATCAGCAGCAGTTCAAACTCAGATTCTTGGTATCTCCATGGGTGGTACTATGACTGACAGAAACTGCGAACGCCTTAAACTTGCTCGTGGTATCTACGACATGGGTATGAAGGTAGCTGCAGTCTCTATAATGTGTCAAGATGAACGTGTGTTCTCTGCAATGATGAACGCAGGTACACCGTGCCCAATTGACGGTAAAATTGGCGAATCAGCCAAAGCCATCTGGGAAGCAGAACCAGAAAGAAAACCAAAGTCTATCAAGAGTAAAGACTAATGAATAAGTTCCTAGTAGTTTTATCGCTACTTGGTGCTATCTTTACGGCTCAGGCTGAAATAGTAACAGTGCCAATCCCTGGTGCACCTGGTCTTTCAGTGACCGTGGGCACTGGGGTCAATGCACTTCCACTTCAAAATATTCAAAACAACCCTAGTGCCGTAAACATCACGCAAGGTGATGACTCTTGGACTAGCGTTCCTCTTGGGTTTGACTTCCCAATGTACGGGCAACGTTTCAATAACTCGTGGGCTATGACCAATGGTATGGTCACATTCAAAGACCCAGCAGTTTCTGGTATCTTTGGCGCATGCTGTTCTGGTATTGATCTTAGAAATACAACGGACACTCGCTGGAATTATTCTATCTTTGGTGTACACTCAGACTTATATTCTTCTGGTGCTAACAACCAGTATTATCTACGTGGTAACAACTCAATGACCTATGGTTGGTACAACGTTAGCCAATGTTGTGACTCATCTGGTGGTAATAGTTTCGAGATTAAAATTAACTCGTCTGGTGTGATTGATACTCGTATTGCTGGTGCCATGGTTCAGTGGAATACGGTAACTTCTGGATTCTCTGGAGACTTATCCAAGGGTGAATACTACCAATACTATCACGGGCAAGGATGGAATATCTCTGGTAATGGCGCTGTTAGTTGGG